GGAGTAAACCAAAAGGTGCAAATACAATTAGAAAATTAACTAGAATTAACACATATTCTATAAACCAATTTAAAGACGAAATGATTCAAATTGATGATGAATTACGTGTATTTAGACAAGAAAATCAGTCTTTAGACCCTAATGTAGCTTCAAAATCAACTCAAGAATGTCATAATGAGTATTTTAGCAACTTATTAGAACCCGTTGAAGGTGTTTATGTTGAAATAAACAATGTGCCATGGATTACTAGGCAAAAAAGACAATGGGACAGTATAAGAACCCGTGGTAAGCATTGGGAAGAAACTTGGGATAAAGAATCTAAACCTGAATTTAATCATTTAGGTCAAATTATTAGTGCTTGGGGTCTTGATTTTAAAAGTATTAAAACGCTTCAAGACAAGTATAAAGACACAACTAATCCAAGAAGATGGTTTATAAATATATCAGTTCCAATTAAAGATATTAATATTAACTATTATTTACATCGTCATAAAGAAGATATACTAACTTCAATTCCTTATGGCAATTTAGTTGTAACTTTTTCTATTCCTATTTATGACGCTATTAAAGGTTATTCATTTCTAAAACATAAAACAAGAAAAAAACATAAATATGCTGATACTAATCAGATTAGTAATCATACTTATGCTTTTCCTAAACATGAAGGTGTAAAGCATCCTTTTGTTCAAAATAGATACCCAGATAATTCTAATAATAACTTTTATGGATATGATTTGGGTAATACTTGTTTTGGAGATTTTAAAGATGATATAGTTAATTCTTTGTATTCAGGTGTTTTAGGAAATTTAAAAGCCGTTTTAAATGACTGGAGTAGTAAATTTTATGTTGGTAATACTACGCCTTTAAATCAATCTGAATGGCATCATGTTGGATTGCCAAAAACTTGGACAGAGATGGTAAAATCACATATTCCTACAACTAAAAGATTATGTGAAAATGTGTATCATCAAGCTTATAGAACATCTGAAATAAATTCAAGTTTTTCTATACAAAAGTTTAAACAAGATTATTTAAATGACCATTGTAATAATTGTCAATTAAGTATAAATCAAGATTGTTTAACTTTTCGCAAATTAACAGATGCTACTCCTAGAATACCTACAAAAGTTCTTCAGGTTATTTATGAGTTATTAGAAAATCCAGAATCACATGTAACTCCATATAATTTAGGAGATAATAGGGTTGCGTCTTGGGAAATGATAGTAACTAGAATAAAATTCATGTGGGAAATAGTTAGTGATATTGACAGTAATAAAACCTTGATGTATAATACTTGGAAAGTTAATATATCTAATGGTGGAAATCTAAGACTAATAACATGTTCAAACCTGATGCAAGATTTTAAATGTTTTGTAAGAAAACATAAAGAAAACCAAAAAAATAGCAAAGAATTTACTGTTAAAGAAACACTTGCTATAGCAGAACTTTCTTATAAAATCTATCGCCTTGCAGAAAGAATGTATTGGATGGGCAGATTGCAAGAAGAAGATGTCAGTACTTTTGAAAATACAGTAAAATTGCATAGGTATTCTGATATACATGAAGCTGAAGATAAATGTCCTATTGCAGACATTAAGCAGCTTATTAACCATAGAAGGGTAATTAGAAATGAAACACCAATATCTAGTTACATTAATTATTTATTAACTCAAATAAGGAGCTCGGATGGGATTACAAACTAACATTATTCCAACTAAAAAAGAAGGTCCAAGGTTTTTTATAGAAAAAGATACTTGGAAAAAAGTTATAAGTTATGCAGAATCTTCATATCATCAATTTAAAGCAGAAATTGGTGGTCAATTAGTTGTTATTCAAGACGACGAAGGAGATTTTATACTAAAAGAACCTGTAATTTTAAAACAAGAAGTTACTGGTGGTAATTGTACAATGGAAGCAGAAGCATTAGCTTTGCATTATTCTAAAATGGTAAATCTTTATGGCGATAAAGTACGTCATTGTTGGTGGCATAGTCATCATACAATGGGTGCATTTTGGTCAGGAACTGATGATGCTACTATTATGGAAAATAGAACTAATGATTTTTCTTTATCACTTGTAGTTAACTTAAAAGAAGAATATAAGTTAAGAGTTCAATTCTTTTATCCAATAGAACATGAAGAAAATGTTACATTACATTTTTTAGAAGACGAAACTATTAGAGATAATAATATTGACAAAGAAGTAAAGCAACTTTGTTCTGTTCCAACTTACACTGTACCTGTTCACAACTATAAAATAAAAAATAGTAATCAATCTACTTTATGGACTAAAGAAGAACAAAAAGAAGTAGATGATTTTAATTATGGCTGGCAACTACCTAGTGTAATTGATGATAAACAAGACGCATTTGACTATAGGGAGGATTTAGACGTAAGTTTAATTCCATTAGATAAACGTGAAGCTATTAGCGATTTAATTGAAGGCGCTCAAGACAAAATGCTAGAACACGAGACTACCTATGAAGAATGGCTTGTTATTGCACAAACTATTAATGATAGTCTTGAAAAATATAACCTTAAAGTAAAATCATTAAATAAAGATATTCTTATGCAAAAAGCAATGGAATGGTGGCCTGTTGATTTTCTTGAAAATATAAATGGAGGTACTAATTTTGCAAATTAATGAAAGAAGCAGAGGTCTTATTGAAGACTTTGATGATAAAATCTTTCACATACTTGGGTGCGGAGCTATAGGTAGCTCTGCATCCACACAGTTATGTCGAATGGGGGCTATAAATTTTGTTCTATATGACCTTGATAAGGTTGAAATACAAAATATTGGCGTTTCTCATTATGTGTGGAATGATATTGGCAAAAATAAAGTAGATGCTTTAAAAAGGCATTTAAAAATGATAAATCCAGAATGCAAAATAACCATAGAACCAGGGCGGTTCTCGGCATTCGTCAAGCCTCTCGGTAATGACGATATTGTAATTTTGGGTTTCGACAGTATGGATAGTCGTCTAGAAGCAGCAACTGCAGCGTTTGTAGAACGCAACAAACCATTCGCACTAATTGACGGTCGGATGGGGGCGGAGGAGTATCAACAGTTTACTATTACAAGTCCAACTCTTAAAAAGTATAAAGATACTTGGTATAGTGATAGTGTAGCTACTGATGACCCGTGCAATGCTAAGGCGACTTCTTACTGTTCAAACATGGCCGGAGCTTTTATTGCTAATGCAGTAAAGCGATTGCTTACAGAAGATGAATGTCCTGCCCAATTCATTTTCACATTCAAAGGATTAGCTCTTGGTTATACTCAAGATTAAGTGTATATTTATTAGCTAATTATTAACGTAATAAGGAGGGTGTATGGCACTCAAAAAAGCCAAACGCAAACCTGTTTCTGTTAATCCTAAAATTCTCTTGTTATATGGGGCCCCTAAAGTTGGTAAAACAACAATGCTTAGTCAACTCAATGACTGCCTTGTTATAGATACCGAATCTGGGTCTCATATGCTTGAGGGATATTTTCATGGAGTTAACAGCAAAGAGGATTTGCTTAGTTTTTATAAAGATGCGTCAGATGGTCACGACTATCAAATATTCGCTTTAGACACAATTGACAAGCTTGTTGAATGGACAGGTAAAGATGTGTGTAAAGAAATGGGTGTTGATGACATAGCAGACTTACCATATGGTAAAGGTTTTGGTATGGTTCGTGAACGTGTGATGAATAATATAAAAAAGCTACAAAGTTTATGTCCAAAAACTATAATCGTTGGACACCGTAAAACAGCTACAGCTGTTGACAATTCTACTGCCGTAGAACCTGAATCACTAGATTTATCTGGAAAACTCAAAAATCAATTAATGGCACAATCAGATGCGATTGGCTATATGTTTAGAGACGAAGAAGATAAATTAATGGTTTCATTTCAAGCAGGAGTTGCTTTAGAAGCTGGTAGTCGTTGTAATCATCTTAAGGGAAAAGTGTTCCCTTTTGATTGGAAAAAAATCTATATAAAGGAGAGTAAATAATGGCATTATTTAAGCCTAAAGGAAGTGACACTGGAAATGGTGGTAATAAATATATGGGAGTTTGTGAAATGACTGTTATTGGTTTTACAGACAAATCAGCTGATTTTGATTGGGCTGACATATTTATTGTTGCTGAAGTTGCTATAAAAGATAGTGACTACAATCGTGAAGTTAAGATTAGAGGGTCGTTTGATAAAGATTCTAATGGAAATATTACAGGTGGTTCAGTACTAAATCGTATGTATAAATTCTTTGGAGACATAGAATGTAGTGCTGGAGTCAATGTTAAAGGTGAATGGGAAACTGAAGATGGAACGCCTATTAAAGATATTGCAAAATATTTAAATGACAACCATACTAAAAATGTAACTCCAGGAACTTCTGATATGACTCATGTTGGTTATGTTTATAAAGAACCTAATAAAAAGACTGGAAAAGCTTATAATACAGTTCACTATCGTTTGTTTCCAAATAATAGCGCTGGTAAAGTAGACCTTGCTAGTCATGTTAAATGGATGAAAACTAATGGTTACTTAAGAGAAGCAGATGCAACGATTGCTGCTCCTACGCAAACAAGTAACTTGCCTACTAATATAGAAGACGCTCTGTGAAATATATTGAGATTGCTAAAAAGGAACCTCGCAATAGAGGTTTCATGATTCTTAAAAAAGAATTAGCATCTCATATTAATCCTAAAGAGCCTCTTTACAGGTCATTGTATCTATATGATGACGCTGGTAAAAATCAAGTGGATAACGCCGGTTCCGTAGGAGATTTCTACGGAACTAGGTGGCTTGATAAAGTTCTTATTGATATAGACAAAGGTGATAATTCAAATGAAGAAACCTTAAGGCAAGCATTAACTTGTGTGTACCTACTTGAAGATAAAGGAGTGTTACCACACAAATCTATTCAGCCTTATTTTAGTGGCACAGGTTATCATTTAATATTACCAAATAGTGTATTTAATTTTGAACCTTCTCCTGAATTACCTTATATAGTTCGTAAGACAATGGCATCTTTATTGCCTGGTATTGATGATATGGTGTATATTAGAACTGCAATATACAGACTTGCTCATACAGTAAATTTAAAAACGAATTTATATAAAATACCTTTAACTATTAAAGAGCTTCAATCAATGAAAGCAGAAGAAATTATGGAGCTTGCAAAAACTCCACGATTAGAATTTGCCTATCATTCATTAATAGGTGAAGGTGAATTAGAAGAAGAGATAATTAAAGAAACCTCAAAAGTTACCGAATTACGTCCCGTTACAGAAAATACAAAAGTTACTCCATGTGTTCAGCGTATGCTGCAGATTGGCCCTCAAAAAGGGTCAAGAAATAATATTGTAATGCGTATTGCTAGTCATTTTAGACGCCACGGCGTTCCAAGTGAATTTGCAAAAGTTGCATTACAGCATTGGAATAACAATAATTTAGAAGACGGGGTCTTGATGAATAAAATAGAACAAACTTATAACAAAGGTTATCAGTATTCTTGTCAAGATAAGTATATGAAAGAATATTGTCAAACTAGATGTATTTTCTTTAAAAGAAAAGATTATTTGATAGATGTTTTATCAATGGATAGTTTGCAAGATGAATTTCATAATAGAATGACTACAAATTTTTCAGGTAAAACAGTTGATTTGTCTAAAATGCTAGGTTTACCTAGTGGAATAGATTCAACTATTTATCCTGGAGAATTAGTAACTATTTTCGGGCCCACAGGTTCTAATAAAACAACATTAGCACAAAATTTAGCATTAGGTGTTGATTTTGTTAATGATAGAATAGTTAAAGAGTGGCAGATTCCAACGCTTTTTATTTCTTTAGAGCTATCAGCTTGGTATATGCATAGAAGACATATGCAAATTGTTTCAGGCTGCAGTAAAGATGAAGTAAATCTTGAATATGAAACTATATTTGACAAGCATAAAGATGAATTGGGTCATGTTTCCATACAGACTATATCTCCAACTATTGAGCAAATTAAAGATAAAATACGCGAATTAAGCCCTGCTATGGTAATTGTTGATTACATAGATTTAGTTGAAACTCCTCCACATGTTAAAGGAGAGTACGAACAAATCAAACATATATCTCACAGTTTATCTAATATGGCAGTTAATTTTGATGTAATTATTATCCAAATTTCTCAAGTTAGTAGAGATTATAGTAGGAACGATATACTTGACCTGTATGCTGGAAAAGGGTCAGGCGCAATTGAAAATGCCAGTAGAAAAGTGCTAGGTCTAAATGGTCAAGCTAATAGTACTATTAAGAATATCAGCATGTATAAAAATACAGATGGTGAACTTTTTGATACTCAAGTTGAATGGCGTCCTAGCTTTAGATTAAGGAGGACACATGACTAAAGGAAGCATTTTTAATTTACTTAAACTTGAAAATGGGTTAGTAATATCTTTATTTAAAATTTTTAAAATTGGATTTCTTATGGGAGAAGAAGATTATAGAAATTATTTAAGCATGCAAATTGGTATTAGTAAATTAGAATTTACTCTTTCTATTGCATTAAAATCAAAAGAAAGTCTTTCTATAAGTGATATAGAAGGTTATTCTTAAGGAGCTATATGGAAAATAAAAGATATAAGCGTAAAAGAATCAAGCATAAAGCTACAATAGACTGGGAAAATAAATTCTTGCCTGAATTAAAGAAACATCACGGAACACACTCGCAAGGAGTTTTTCACAGATTAATGAAAAAAAGTTCTAGTTTACGCTCTACCTTGAAAAGAAGGAGTAAAGAATATGAAGTTGGATTTAAAGTATCTCTTAGAGAGATTAGAAATCTGTTTCTTGAGCATTATGGCTCATCCTGTAAGTACTGTAATTGTGTACTTACTGTTGCTAACATGGTCTGTGACCATGTGGTACCTCTTTCTTGTGGTGGTCCTTCTACCCTTGACAATCTCGAATTAATTTGTAGAAGATGCAATACAAGAAAAGGACCCTTAACTGCTGATGAATACAACACTGTTGTGCATTGGCTTAACTTACAACCAGAGCAAGTAAGCTCTTATGTTTTTCGGAAGTTATCCGGAAAGGAGATGTTTTGAGAAAAAGTACAATACCTAGATACGATACAGACCATGTAAGGTCTTTGTTAGAAAGTGAAAAAACTACTAAAACTACAACTAATTTAACTCAATATAAGATAGATAGAAATATTGTTATGCCTAAACCAAGGAAAACACATCTATATCCTTTATTGCATTTAGAAGTAGGAGATTCTTTTGCAGTGCCTGTTTCAGATTCTAAATCTTTAAGAGCTGCTATTCATAGAGTTCAAGTTAGAAGTAAACTTAAGTTTGCTACTAGGACAATGACTGCTAGAGGAAGAGGTGGAAAGCAGTTGCGCGTTTGGCGTGTAACTAGCTAACCAGGAGAAATGAAAGGGAGTAGACAACTAAAACCTCCAAGTAATAGGAATGCTCCCTTTTCATTTTGTTTATGTGAAAAATTATTAATAAATTATATTTCAAATTTAAGCAAGTACGCTTCTACCTTGATGAACTAACGTACTATCGTACAAACCTAATAGCTGCTTGCTTTATATTTTGGGTTTAATTTAAAATAGAAAAGAAAATTCTTCACTAGTTTTTTCATCTTTAAATTAGCCTAAATGGTTGAGGGAAGTTAATTGGAGGCGTGGACACCAAGAAACGTAAGCGCATAACTTCCCTCTAAATTTTTAAATGAGAGATAAAATGAAAAATAAAACTAGAGTTAATGATTTTGTTCAAGAGCCTTATAACACAGGCTATAAAAAAGCTTCATATGGTAAATGGGAATACGAGCAATATTGGCGAATGTCTCATTTAGAATTACGAAAAGCTTATCCAGCTAAAAGAAGACGTAGTCAATTTGATGCTGTCTTAACTTAAAAAGATAATAGGAATGAAAAAATGTCACCTAGAAACAAACCTACATATTACAGCTCATGTTGTAATGCTTATCCTGTACATAAAGAGCCAACTAAATGCTCTAAATGTTTTGAATTAACTATTATGTATGACCCTGAAGATACTATGACTGTAGAAGAATATAATAAAGAGCAAATGTTTAATAATGATAGTAAGTTTGACATAGATTTAAAATATGGTCAAATAAGAGAACAATTATTTGCAGATATTATGACAGGTAAAGAAAAAGTTGAAATAAAAACTGAACGTGGAAAATGGCAAGAAACTGGGAATATAGCTATTGAATGGGCTTCAAGAGGTAAAAAATCTGGAATAGCTACAACAGAAGCTGATTGGTGGGTTCATTTTTTAAATGACGGAGAAGATACAAAGGCAATAATAATGATGCCAGTTGAAACGCTAAAAAATGTTATTAAAAAGCGAATAAAACGTGGCATATTAACTGAAACTAGGGGAGGAGATGACGATACTAGTAGATTGGCTCTTCTTCCTTTAAACGAACTGTTTGGAGATGTATGACAAAAAAAGAAAAAATAGATGTAATGAATTTATCTAAAGAAATAACTAAACTGCGTAAATCTTACAACAAGATGACTCAAGCAACTGATGATAAAACTAATCTTATAATTGAATTAGTTCAACATGCGTCTGAATTGCAAGAGAAAATGAAAGCTGTAGAAAGCAGATTAAATGAAATAGAGCTATCAATGGAAAATAAACATAAACCATTAGTTCAGCCTATAGAAATTAAAACTCCTTATCCTAAAGGTTATAAAAAAAGATTTAGACCTGCAAAGTATAAGAAAAGTTATTTAAATATGTATTTAAAAGGTATCAAGAAGTGGATTAATCAAAATGCCGCTACTTAAACATTGCATAAAATGTAATAAGGTCGCTATTGTCCTAGACAATAGCGTCCCTTACTGCTCCAAATGTTATATGAAGGAAATATTAAATGTTAAGCGAAAATCAAATAAAAAGAGTGTTAAAAATATGCGTAAAACAAAGAGCCGCAGATAATAGTTGTAAAAATAAAGATGGCGATAAAACTCTTATGGGCTGGGTTCAAGCTTTAAGACTTGTTTTAGAAAGAGATACTAATCCTAATGTAGATTTATTTTTTAACGATAATCTGATTTCAGATATAGATAGAGATGTAAGTGCTGAAATTCAAATAATGAAAGAAAAAAGGAAAAAAAATGATATCTAAAATTTATAATAGTAACCAGATTTTATTTAACTCTGGCTCTAGAAAAGGTAAACTAAGAGAAGAAATTGAACTTAAGATTGAATTAATGAAAGATAAACCTGATGCAACTTATATTAAAGAGTTAAAAAGAATTATTGATTGGAAAAAACCTAAAAAAAAGAAATTAACTAAGGAGGAAAGACGAAATAAATTTTTAAAAAGTCCTCAAGGACGAAGACAAACTAGAAATAAAAAGGAAAATAATGTTTGATGAATTAAAAAAAGAAATACTTAAAACTGAAAAGCCTACTGTTCATACAGATAATTCAAGATGGTACAGAACAGGCTCTTCAAGTGTTTGGAAGCCTTCTATTACTACAATTTTAGGGGCTGTTATAAACAAAGGAATAGGTTTTGAAACATGGCTTGGAAACCAGCCTAGTTATAAAATAGCTTGTCAAGAAAGAGATGAAGCTGCTGCAAGAGGAACTGCCGTACACAATGCGTGTGAAGATTATCTTAATGGTAAAGAAATAGACGGAACAAATTCCTCTTATGGAGATGAGTTTAATAAAAGAATGATGTCTTTTGAAAGCTGGGTTAAAAATATTAATCCTAAAA